CCTAAGTGGAAGAAGAGTTTTGAAACTGGTGCAAATGCAAAAGACCCCCGTATCGGAGCCACAATTTCGACAACAACATTAAAGAATGATAAATATGAAACTATCATTCACTCAGATCGGGGCCGGGTCGATAGGATAACAACATTAAAGAATGAGAAATATTAAACCATACGGGAAAAATGATACGGCCATGCCGCCATTCATTAAATCAACGGACCTAGAGTTACTTCGTTCTATAGAGAAGGGTAGTGTAGATTTAGTACTCACTGATCCGCCCTACCTTATCTCTAAAGACTCTGGTATGCAGAGATTGAAGGATTCTGATAGTTCACACGAAAAGTATGGACGCAAGTATGCTACTGCAACCGATTTCGGACAATGGGATAAGGACTATACCATAGACGATTTGCAACTTGCAATAGATGAATTTTATCGTATACTACGGCCAGGTGGTTCTTGTATCATATTTTTTGACCTATGGAAGATAGAGACACTAACAAATGCACTCTCTAAATTCTCAAAACATAGACTCATAGAGTGGTTGAAGACAAATCCTGTACCGATTAACAGTAAGGCAACATATCTATCCAATGCAAGAGAAATCGCAATATCATGTGTAAAGGGTGGCAAGGCAACCTTCAACAGCAAGTATGATAACGGTGTATATGAGTATCCTATCTATGGGGGTAAAGACAGATTTCATCCAACACAGAAATCTCTTCCACTGTTTGAGGAGTTAATAAAGAAGCACTCTAATGAGGGTGATATCGTGGTAGACCCATATGGTGGAAGTGGCACAACATATGTTGCTTCATTGAATACAAATAGAGTATGTCTATCTTGTGAATCTGATGAGAAATATTATGATAAGACAAAATCTCGCATAGATGAATCTGTTGGGTTGATGGGGTTTACTATAACTTAGAAGATTGAGAACTTATATATATTATATACATGGTAATTCGTAAATCCATGTACACGGTGTTTTTGGTACGTTTTTATCGTCCGTGTTCGGAGTAGAACAAAAAACGTACATTTTAATGCATCGCCGATGTTTGGGATGCATTAAAATATAATCTTGCTTAACTAAAAAGGAGATGAAAAATGGTTACTACAAGAGCACTAAATTTAATAGACAACTGGAATCAGCTAACCCCCTACGCAGTAGGATTCGATAGAGTATTTGATACTCTTAATCGAGTAGACAATAATGCAACGTCCACAGGATTCCCGCCTTACAATATTCGGAAGGATGGTGATTATAATCATGTCATTGAAATGGCATTAGCGGGATTCGGTAAGAAAGATATTGAGGTTAAAGTTACCGAAAATACCCTTTCTATTCGTTCTATAAAGGAGAATAGTGAGGATGATACCACACAATATCGTGGAATCTCTTATAGGAAGTTTGAACGTACGTTCACTCTTGCTGATGATATAGTTGTTAACGATGCAAAACTGGAAAATGGTATGCTCACTATTGATTTAGAGCGTGTTGTTCCAGAAGAAAAGAAACCTAGACTTATTTCAGTGAAGTAAGTTTTTTAAAAAAAGTGTTGGGGGTACTTGACAAAAGTACCCTCTTCCTTTATAATGGAGTTATTATGGGATTAAAAACATTTGATAAATGGCCTGATGGTTCAACTACGATAGATAAAGAACATTGGACCAGTAAAGAACAGCCACCAGAAAAAGATCGTCTAGAAAATTTAGAAGATATTTCTAATGATGTAGAAAATGAAGCTCCAACTGAAGATGGAGATAATATTGGATTAAAAATTGCACTTCGTCCAGTTAAAAATTTTATAATTATGAGGGTGGAATTTCCAGAAGAAATTATTGAAGAAATTAATACACATGTTGATGAAATTACTATCACGGCCAACGACGATTTTAGTAGTGGATTAGTTGGTCAACTTAAAAATGATAAAAAGTCAGCTCAATTAGATTTTGATTTAACTGATGAAGTTGGTAAAACTGTTAAAACTATTCTTAATCAAGTAGGAACTACATATGTACAATCGGGATATAGCCGTGATGCTAATGCTGATGTAATACAATGTTGGATTAATCGTTCCTTTGCGGGAGATTATAATCCATACCATGACCACGGCGTACAAACTTTAGCAGGACTATCAGGATTTCTTTGGTTGAAAGTTCCAGAATGTATTGCTAAAAAAGATGGAGATGTTCTTAATATTAATAATGCAAGTGGTGGAGTAGATGGATTTACCCAATTGGTATGGGGAACAAATACCAAAAGGGATATTTTACAACTTAAACCACAAACGGAAGAATATGTAAAACCAGAAGTTGGAACTATGCTTTTATTTCCTAATTGGTTAAAACATGCTGTAATGCCCTTTTATGGAGAAGGTGAACGCAGAAGTATGGCATTTAATTGGAATGTACATGACACTGAAACAGAAATGCGCAAATATATGAGTGAACGTGAGGAGCAACAATTTGATAAGCTTAAAGAAAAATCAGAAAAAAATGGGGAATAAGAATATAGAGCCTGATTACAAATATGATGAGGACAAAATTCTTGTAGAATTAAAGTCATATATTGATGAAACATATAACCAACATTATAGTAAGAACAAGTTTCAGGCGACTGAATTCATCATAGATGGCGGTCATGGAGAAGGTTTCTGTATAGGAAACATACTTAAATATGCACAACGATACGGAAAAAAGAATGGTAAGGACCGAAGGGACTTGTTAAAAGTTGTTCATTATGGTATTATAGCCTTACATGTACACGATATGGAGAACAGTGAAATATGAAACTTAGTAATGATACTATAACAGTGTTGAAGAATTTTTCTTCAATTAACCAAAACCTTGTGATAAAATCAGGAAATAGTATTTCCACAATGTCTGCAATGAAAAACATTGTTGCAAAGGCAATTATTAAAGAAAGTTTTCCTTCAGATTTTGCAATTTATGATTTGAATGAATTTTTAGCTGCATTGTCGTTGTTTAGTAAACCAGAACTTGATTTTTCTAAAGATTTTGTTATTATCAGAGAAGAAAGTGGTGAAAGTAAGTCTTTAAAATATTGGTTTAGTGACCCATCAGTAGTTACAACACCAACCAAAGAAATAAAGATGCCCTCAACTGAAGTTAGTTTTAATTTTTCAAGTGATACCTTATCTCAGATACAGAAGGCAGCTGCAGTAATTGGAGCTCCAGATATGGCTTTGGAAGATGGTAAATTGAAAGTTACTGATAAAAAGAATGATACAGCAAATGCATTTGATACGGATTTAGATATTGTAAACACTTTGGGGAAAAAATATCAATTTTGGTTTAAAGTAGAAAATTTGAAATTATTGCCTGGCTCGTATAGTGTAGATGTGTCTTCAAAGAAAATAAGTTTTTTCAAGAATAATAATGTTAATATAGAATACTTTATTGCTCTTGAACCCGAATCTTCATATGATGAATAAAGTGAGGTTATATTATAGTGGATACCACATTTCTTTGGGTAGAAGAATATCGTCCAAAAAATATTGATTCCTGCATTTTACCACAATCATTAAAAAAGACTTTTTTAGAATTTATAAAAGAAGGTCATGTACCAAATCTAATTCTTTCAGGAGGCCCTGGCATTGGTAAAACTACCGTTGCAAAGGCAATGCTTGGAGAAATAGGTTGTACCCATATGATGATTAATGGTAGTGAAGAATCAGGTATTGATGTTTTACGAACCAAGATTAAAAACTTTGCATCTACTGTCTCTTTAGATGGTGGACGTAAATATATTATTCTTGATGAAGCAGATTATCTAAATCCACAGTCAACTCAACCAGCTCTTCGTGGGTTTATGGAAGAGTTTCATAGAAATTGTGGATATATTCTTACATGTAATTATAAGAATAAATTGATTGAACCATTACATTCACGGTGTAGTGTAGTGGATTTTATTATTCCCAATTTAGAAAAACCAAAACTTGCTGATGATTTCATGAAAAGAGTTTTTACAATTCTAAATGAACAGGGGATAAGTTACGACAAACGAGTAATTCAAGAAATTATCTATAAACATTTTCCCGATTGGCGACGAGTACTGAATGAACTCCAAAGATATTCTGCATCAGGAACTATTGATGCTGGAATACTCGTTAATATTGCAGAGGTAAATATAAGAGAACTTATGCAAGCTATGAAAAATAAGGAGTTTACTAATGTTCGTAAATGGGTTGTTAATAATCTTGACAATGATTCTGTACGCATTTTACGTCATGTTTATGATAATTTGTATAATTATGTTGACGGTAGTAGTATACCCCATATTGTTGTTATATTGGGTGAGTATCAATATAAAGCAGCGTTTGTTGCAGACCAAGAAATTAATATGTTAGCTTGTTTAACAGAAATTATGGCGAGGGCAAAGTTTAAATGATATGTGATATTTTTGATGATGTATTAGAACCACATGTTGCAGAATATATTCAAAATGAAATTCGTAAAGTTTATTGGAAGTATGATTATAATTCCAATAAGACGATAGGAATACAACCACACTGGCATGTGTTTTGTGGTAAAAATGAAGAAGAAGTAACAGAAAATAATTATGATTATCTTTTACCTATTTGGCAGGCAGCTGCATACAAATTAAAATTAGAAGAAAAATATCTGATAATTGGTTGGAAACGTCTATATATGAACGCACATACTTTTGGTGTGGAACCTCATATGCATAGAGATGATGGTGATTTTACTATGATGTATTATCCACGATTGGATTGGAAACCAGAGTGGATGGGGGGTACAGCAATTTGGGATGATGCTGGTAAGAATATTGAGAGATATAGTAATTATATTGGTAATCGTTTAATGATTTTTCCCGCAAAAAATAATCATTAAGCAATGTCTGTATCAAGGTTTTGTTATGAATTAAGACCAGTGGTTGTTTTTAAATGTTATGTGAAGGGAGCAAATGTTGACAGACTCGACTACTATAAAGATTGATTTTTTAGAAAGCCTTGGTTGTTTTGAAAAGGGACATAAAGGACAAAATTTATTAGAACATCTTCTTGGCACTAAAGAAATTCTAAAAAAATGGGGAGCTCCAGAATATCTACAAGATGCTGGTTTGTTTCATTCTGTATATGGCACTGCATATTTTAAACCACAGATGACTGTAGACAGAGATAAAGTTCGTGATCTTATCGGTGTACAAGCAGAAGAAATTGTGTTTATGTTTTGTTCTTTACCACATCCTAGAACAACCAATATTGGGGATTTAGAAGAAGGTCAATTAAAAAAGGATTTGCAATTATTAGACGTAGCTAATAGTGAAAACCAAACAGGTGTGACAATGAATAGATTGGATTATTATAAAGATGTATGAATTGAAAGTTCCTAATGGGTCATATAAATCAAATAGTTTATTTTCGTTATTACTACATATATTTATGCATAGAACATACCATTTAGTTAGACATGGAAAATGGATGGATTAAATGAATAATGAGCCAGAACATTATAATTTAAAAGTTGGTCATAATAAAAATTATAAACTTAGATTTCCAGTTGCAGAAAGATTTCTTAGAGATACAATGCCTGATACTATAAGATGGTATCCAGAATATGCTTGGGGCATTCAAAATAATAAAGGCACATGGATAGGCTTCGCTGGATTATTTAATTTCGGATGGTTTACAGAACTCGGTTCTTTGTGGATTCGTGATGATTGTAGGGGAATGGGATTATCTGAACACCTAACAACAGCAAGAGTAGATTATATTTTAGATAGAAAAGATTTATTTAAGAATCAAATTTTTATATCCAGAATCAATTATAATTGGTCGCCAAAAATATTAATGAATTTAGGATTTAAGAAAGCGAATTTTACAGATTGGGACAATGACCATATTCTCTATGCAAAAAGAGAAGATTTGATAAGAACAAACAAAGCTGTCTGGAAAGGTTTGGGGGATGATTTTCATGCAAAATGGAGTGACACAACGGATTAGGATAGATTAATGTATGAATTGAAAGATTATACTAATGCTATAAATTATACTAAAGAACCTCTTTTGGATAACGAAGATGAAGAATGGACAAAGAAATATCCACCTTTTATTGTAAATAAGTGTTTAGCACCATTTCCAGATACAATTTTATTAGTAAATGAGATTAATCAACTTCACCACCTTGACAAGAAACTACAATTTGATTTTTTACTAAATAGTCTTAGAACAAGGAAGCGTTATGCTCCTTGGTTGAAGGCGAAGAAATTAAAAAATCTAGAGTATGTTAAAGAGTATTATGGATACAATAACGAGAAAGCAAAGCTTGCTCTTGACTTACTTAATGATAAACAAATTTCTGCCATAAAAAGAAAATTAAATAAAGGTGGAAAAAATGGACGAAGTTAATTGGAAACAGGAGCACATGCTCGAAGTATTGTTAAAAGAACCTGATGATTTCTTAAAAGTACGAGAAACCCTTTCTCGTATTGGAGTCGCTTCCCGAAAAGAACGCAAACTATACCAATCCTGTCATATATTACATAAACAGGGTCGATATTATATTGTACATTTTAAAGAATTATTTGCACTTGATGGCAAACGTACTAATTTATCAGAAAATGATATTGCTAGAAGAAACACTATTACAAATCTTTTGAGTGATTGGGGATTAGTAGAAGTAGTTTCTACAATAGGAGAAACTGCACCATTAAGTCAAATAAAGGTTCTTGCTTTTAAAGAAAAAGATGAATGGGAACTAGAAACAAAATATAATATAGGAAAGAAAAAAGAAGCCTAATGGAACATTTCAAATCTTTTATTACAGAAGAAAAGTCCGAAGATTATCGGTTAATTGTGCTTTCTAATAAGAACGAAAGTCCAAAGGAGAGCGAATACTTTCATACTGCTGAAAGGTTTATTGAGGAAAGTAAAAGTTTAGATATTCCTTCTTTTGTACTCTTTGTTGAATCTGGTAAAATTTTAGATGGTAAAGCATATCAGTTGGGTGATAAAAAGGGATTTGAAATTTCTTCTGACAATACTTTAGCAATTGTGCGTGGAGCTGTTGCAAAAAGAGATGCTTGGATGGATATGGTTTCTCAATTAGAGAAAATGGGAATTTCTTGTGTTAATTCACGATCAACAGTTCAAATGTGTTCTGACAAGTACTGGACTGCTTTACGATTAGCAGACGCTGGAGTTCCTACACCAAAAACTGCTTTAGTACAAAATGAAAAAAGTTTGCAAGAATCATTAGATGTTATTGGAGAAGAATATCCATTAATATTAAAGACATTGCGTGGGTCTAAAGGTGTTGGAGTTATCTTTATTGAATCCAGACGACAGCTTAGTTCTCTTCTACAATTACTTTGGAAACAAGATGAAACTACTGAAATACTTGTACAATCATATATTAAATCTGATTTTGATGTTCGTGTTCTTGTATTAGGTGGTAAAATTCAAGCTGCAATGCGTAGAGGTGTGGTAGAAGGAGATTTTAGGTCGAATGTTTCTCAAGGAGCATAGGTTAAAGAATATAAATTAAATGATGAAGAAATTGAGATATGCTTAAAAGCTGATAAAGCAGTTGGTGGTGTATGGACTGCTGTAGATTTTATTAAGAATGGCAAAGATACATTTGTACTAGAAGTAAACAGTTCGGGTGGCACAGAGGGTATCGAAGAAGCAACTGGTAAAAACATCATTAAAGAAGTACTTCAATATTTTAAGAATAAAGACAATTGGAGATACTCGGCATTAGAAGTTGGCTGGGAAGAAATTGTTAAGATAAAACCATTTGGAGAACTGATAGCAAAATTTGATACTGGTAATTCTGTAAAACCAGTTATTCACGCTGAAGATATTAAAGTTAATGGTAAGAAAATCACATTTACTCTTAATGGAAAAACAATAACAACCAAACTTGTTGGTAACTATACTTCTCTTACTGGTGGTGGTGAAGATGATAGGTATATTGTAGAACTAGAATTTGAATTTGCTGGAACTAATTATGGTAAAGTACAATTTGGTTTAGATGATAGAAGTGAAATGGGCTCGGATATTTTGTTAAATAGGTTCATAATGAATAGGTTAAATGTTATGGTCAATCCTTCTAGAAAATATGTGATAACAACAAAATATTCTATAGAATAAAAACTTGACTTTTAGACTTGAATGTGATATAATTATATTATGAAATTTTATACTAATGCAATTCAATGGGGCAACTTTCTTCTTATTCGTGAAGTGAATAATGGAGAACGTAGAAGTTATAGGGTAAAATATTCTCCTACACTTTATGCCCAAGTAGAAAAACCTACCAACTTCAAAACTCTTAGTGGTAAATATACCACACCAATTAAATTTGATACAATTAAAGAATCTAAAGAGTGGTTAGACCAATATAAAGATCAAAAACATTTGATTTATGGTAATACTTCGCATATCTATAGTTATTTAAACGAGAATTATGAAGACCCTTGTCCTTGGGATAAAGACCAAATATTAATTGTTACCTTGGATATTGAAGTCCAGTGTGAAAATGGTTTTCCAGCTATAGGCCCAGCTGCAGAGGAAGTTTTATCTATTACCATGAAAAACCAACAATCTAAAAAGATTGTGGTATGGGGTATTAATGAATTTCAAAATAATCGTGATGATGTTAATTACATTCAATGTAACAATGAAAAAGATTTGTTGCAGGAATTTCTTCACTTCTGGGAGAAACATCATCCCGATATTGTTACTGGTTGGAATTCAGAGTTTTTTGATATTCCATATATCTGTAATCGAATTACGGTTTTGTTTGGTGAGGATGAGTTAAAACGTCTGTCGCCATGGAAAAGTGTGCAGAGTAGAGAAGTTTATTCTATGGGCCGTAAACATCAGGTTTATGATATTAAAGGAATTGCTGGACTAGATTATCTTGACTTATACAAGAAATTTACTTATACAAATCAAGAAAGATATACTCTTGATCATATTGCATTTGTTGAATTGGGTGAACGTAAAGATGGAAACCCCTATGAAACTTTTCGTGAATGGTATACAAAAGATTATCAATCTTTTATTGAATACAATATTACAGACGTTGAACTTGTTGATAAATTAGAAGATAAAATGCGTCTTATTGAATTGTGTTTGACAATGGCATATGATGCTAAGGTAAATATTGTAGATGTGCTTGGAACAGTACGTTATTGGGATGTTCTTATACATAATTATCTTCTCAAGAAGAACATTGTAATTCCTCAAAAACAAGACAGGACAGAAAAGATAGAAAAATATGAAGGTGCTTATGTAAAAGAGCCTCTTGTTGGTATGCATAATTGGGTTATGTCGTTTGATTTAAATTCACTATATCCTCATCTTATTATGCAGTACAACATTTCACCAGAAACTTTGGTAAATGCAGACGCAGAACCTACAGGGGGTATGGTAGATAAGATTCTTAATGGCAAAATAACAAATGATACGGAATATTGTATGACCCCAAATGGTGCATTTTTTAGAAAAGATAAAAGGGGGTTTCTACCAGAACTTATGGAGAAAATGTATAATGACCGTGTTAAATTTAAAAAACTTATGCTCGATGCTCAACAGGAGTATGAGAACACTGGGAATAAGTATCTACTCAAAGACATTGCTAGATACAACAACATCCAAATGGCTAAGAAGATTTCTCTTAATTCCGCTTACGGTGCAATTGGTAATAATTGGTTTAGGTATTATAATTTGTTAGTTGCTACAGCAATTACTACAAGTGGTCAATTATCTATTCGTTGGATTGAAAAAAGTCTTAATATTTATCTTAACAAACTTCTTGAAACTGTGAAAGAAGATTATGTCATTGCTTCAGATACAGATTCAGTATACATCACTTTTGATGCTCTTGTTAACAAAATGTATGAGAAAGGAACTGACTCTAGTACAATTGTCACCTTCTTGGATAAGATTGCAAAAGAGAAGTTGGAACCATTTATTAATAGAAGCTATAAGGCTCTTGCTAAAAGTATGAAAGTATATGAACAGAAAATGGAAATGGGGCGTGAGATTATTGCTGATAAGGGAATTTGGACAGCTAAGAAACGATATATTTTAAATGTGTGGGACAGTGAAGGTGTTCGATATAAAGAACCTCATTTAAAAATTATGGGTATTGAAGCTGTAAAATCGTCAACTCCAGCTCCATGTAGAGAGAAAATTAAAGAAGCTATAAAAATTATTATGGATGGAAATGAAAAACTGTTAAATATTTTTATACAGGATTTTAGAGAAGATTTCATGAAATTAAATCCAGAAGAAATTGCATATCCTAGAAGTTGTAACGGAATTGCACGGTGGAGCGGTGATTCTTCTCTGTTTAAAAAAGGAGCTCCAATTCATGTGAAGGGAGCAATTCTTTATAATTATTTGGTGAAGAAACATAAACTTGGAAACAAATATCCTAACATACAAGAAGGGGATAAGATAAGGTTTTTACATTTAAAACAACCAAACATATATCAGGCTTCAGCATTTTCTTTTATCACAAAAATGCCAAGGGAACTTGACATTAAATATGTAATAGATTATGATGTACAGTTTGGGAAGTCTTTTGTAGAACCATTAAAATTTATTACTGAAAAAATTAATTGGTTGATTGATAATAGTTATGGGCAGCAAGGAACATTAGAGGAGTTCTTTTAATGCGAATATCGTCCGCTCCAATTTGGATAAAATATGATATTGAATAGAGAAGATGCTTTGTATGCATCCAATGTTTTTATCGATTATTTTCAGAACTTTGGAAGAATTGATGATTATCTCCGTAAGGTTAAATTGGAGAGAATGTCAAACTACCCAACCTCTTTGCCAGGCATGGGCCCGCAAGATGATTTTTTTAATGATTATAATATGCATCCAAATGAAATGGAGTTTGAGTGTCGTGAGGTATCAAGTGAAATATTTGTTAACT